TGGCCACTTCATCCGCGTGCGAGTAAAGAAGTGGCCATAGGTATAAATTCACAATATCTATTACGGTATCATTTCGAAAGAAGTATACGTCATGACTTATTTTTGCACTATTGCAATCATATACCGCGCATGATAACTCGCCTGCACGAGGTTTCAAGAATGCGCGTTTCTCGCGCGTCATTTCACAATCTAGCCATGGGTTATATTGTGAAAGTAGGTGGTATAATGGATGTCCAACCTTGGGGACATCATGAATAATTTTGAACCGTGGATTATGATTGACGCTATATAGTTCGTCATTGATTGTGCGCGGAGGAGGAAACGTGAAATTTTGCTCCATTGTCCATTGAACAACTGGGTCTGTTGAGTCTTGGTCGTGCACTATAGCAGCTTTGTATTCTTTGACTGATGGCGAAGAACGAAACATGATTGACTGTCTTACTCTTTCTCGAGTTATTCGAATATTTTTTTCAATTTTATTACTCCGCGTTAGACGATTCCGCCTTCCGGCTAAGATGAACAAAATTCACATATGTCATCCTCCACCGCTGCCGCCGTCACAGTCCCCTTCTCCGGTTCCACTGTAAATTGTTGCGCTTGGTGTTTCGCCTTTCTTCGCAGATAATACACCCCCGTTTTCAGTCCTTTATTCCACGCGTAAAAGAGCATCGATGTCAAAATATTATAGTTTGGTTCTTCTACCCACAAATTCATACTCTGGCTCTGACAAATAAAAGCGCCGCGATCAGCCGCCATATCAATAATATGCCGCATCGGCATCTCCCAAACCGTCTTATATTTCAGTTTCAGTTCATCAGTAAGTCCATCGATATACTGGACACTCCCTTGATTCGCGATTATATTCGTCTTCACACGTTCGTTCCACAATCCAATCGCAATAAGATCGCGGATAAGATACCGGTTTACCATAATAAACTCTCCTGCTAACGTGCGGCGCGTGTAAATATTACTCGTAATCGGTTCAAAGCATTCATTGTTACCGAGAATTTGGGATGTGCTGGCGGTGGGCATCGGCGCCATGAGAAGAGAGTTTCGCAGACCATGTTTCTGGATCTTGGATTTTAAGGCGTTCCAGTCATAGCGCTTGTTGCGGTATACCGGCGCAGGATATGATGCATCAGTCGGGTCGATGTCCCACATATCAAACTGAAGAATACCTTCTGAGGCAGGTGACCCAGGAAACGTTTCGTATGCTCCATAACGCGCGGCAAGGGTCATCGACGCCTGAAGTGCTGCAAAATAAATCGTTTCAAAAATCTCTCGGTTAAGGACTCTGGCTTCTTCGCTGTGAAACGGAATATTCATCATCATAAATACATCCGCCAGACCCTGAACTCCAATTCCAATGGGGCGATGACGAAGATTGCTCGTCTCTGTTTTCGTCGTAGGATAATAATTAATATCGATAATTTGATTCAGATTATCTACAATGAGTGCAGTGATGCGTTCAAGTTCTGCAATATTGATCGTGCGGGTTTTTTCATCGACGAACCGGTTCAGCGCTATACTTGCCAAATTACAAACGGCCGTTTCATTCGCATCAGAATACTCCATAATTTCTGTGCAAAGGTTACTACTCTTAATCACGCCAATATTCTTCTGGTTGCTCTTTTTGTTGGCCGCATCCTTGAATAAAATATAAGGTGTTCCTGTCTCCATTTGACTATCCAGGATCTTCAACCATAGATCACGCGCTTTCACTTGTTTACGCGCCCGACCTTCGCTCTCGTATCTCTCGTATAATGTTCGAAAATCATTGCCGTATACATCCGCAAGACCTGGGCATTCATCTGGGCAGAAATAAGACCACATATCTGACGACGCACCGCCCCCGCCTCGCACACGTTCCATGAAAAGGTCTGGCACCCAAAGCGCATAAAATAAGTCGCGACCTTTTGTTTCTTCGTCGCCATGATTCTTCTTCATCTCTAAGAAGTCTTCGATATCAGGATGCCACGGTTCTAGATATATTGCGAAACTCCCGTTGCGTCGACCTCCCTGGTCGATATACCGCGCAGTATTATTGAAAACACGCAACATCGGAATAATTCCATTCGACGACCCATTTGTGCCGCGAATATGTGAACCTGATGCACGAATATTATGGATATGAAGTCCGATTCCGCCAGCGTGTTTAGAGATCTTCGCGCAGTCTTTCAATGTATCAAAAATTCCGTCAATACTGTCATTTTCCATTGCAATCAAGTAGCATGAACTCAGTTGAGGTCGGGGTGTGCCCGCGTTGAAAAGTGTAGGTGTAGCGTGTGTCATATATTTCTGTGACATTGCATCATAGGTATTCTGAATAAAGACGAGTATTTCATATATATTACAGAAATACTTACGATGACAATGAATGCCCAGTGCCACGCGCATCCACATATGCTGGGGACGTTCTACAATGACGCCATTTGCGCGCATTAAATACGATCTCTCGAGCGTTTTAAACCCGAAATAATCGATGAGATAATCTCTCGGATACGATATCATTTGTTCAAGTGCTTCGTGAACCAGATATGGACCAGGACCAGGCGCGCTTCCATTTCTAGGTGTATCAATGATTTCATGCAAAAATTCCCATACTGTCTTGCTTATAATGGGACTGTGGTTATCATGTGAATCGCGATATTCGTATAACTGACGCATTGCCTGATAAAATCCGCCAGGAATATTCTTATGCGCATTTGAAATAATAATGTAGGACGCGAGCGTCCCGTAATCGGGGTGTTGAACGGACATCATCGCGCATTGTTGCGCCGTAAGTTCGTCGATTTTCGACGTTGGAATATCGTCGTATAATTGATCGATGATTTTGATAACAAGAGTGGTATAATTCACACCAGTGATTCCGGCTTCTTGACCGAGCGTTTTTAGGCGTGTGAGGATTTTATCAAACGCGACAATCTCTCGTTCACCGTTACGTTTGAGAACATGCATATCTTCCGACGTAGACGTAGACGTCGACATATTGTATACTATAATATATACAATATATACACATAGGGTTTATATCTATTATCATTTCCGTATTATACTATGAAATATTTCAACGAATACCTGGGATTATTTTTATTGGTGATTGCAGTCATCATTGCTGAACCGTTTATGTCGGCAATTCGCGATTTTAGTGCGACAACGAATGAAAAATCTAGAAAGGACGGATTTACGGCCGACCGTATTCCATCTGGAGAATATCCGCGCGAGGTAGATGAACCCTTATTATATCCGACTTATCCTAAGAAAGGCGCTGGTTATGGAATCGTGCTCCGAGAGAATGACTCGACAAACAATTCCAAATTATATCCCGTTGCTGCAAATCTAAGCAACTATGACCAAGCAACAAACAACGTGCGCGATTGGATTACACCGGATAATGGATCATGCAAACCTGCGGGGATGTGTGGTGCGTTGTATGCGCCGAAGGCGCCTGATGACTATAAAGTGCCGGACCCGCTTCCATTGGACCACCCTGGGCGCAGGGTGGGATTTTATGCTGTGGGGGTGTAATAAACGGTGATATAAACATTCACTCCATCTTACTCTCGTCGATTTCTAATTCATCTATTTTGAAACAGTTGATAAGAACATCGGACGGACGTTTCGCAGCCATACCGCCACTGTTATATTTTTTTTGTATATTGTTCTTATTGTTGGTATACAATGACATCAATGACGCCATATTTGTTGCAGTTGTTTCATGGTTTTCTGTTATAAGTGCCGTTTCCAATTTAACTATTTTTAATACGGAATCTAACCCTGCCTCCGTTGCGGGTGCTTCTATCGACGCAGTCTTTCGTTTCGTAGGCGCCCGGTGTTCATACCCAGTCCGACGTTCATTTTCAATGGTTTCCCATACTTGTTGTAAAATGGGGACGGCGCATTCGAACCAAAGCCGGTTCCGGCGCACGAGGACACAACTGTATTGATCTAAATACCAGTAAATGGTCCGCACCCAAATACTTCCCAATCGTTCATGTTTCGAAAACATTTCGACCTCCCATTTATCAAATTCATAAGGTGTTGCACCGATTGGCGCGTATTCATATAACTGTATCGGCGGCGATACATAACCTTGTTGTGTTAGCGCAGGTGCAGTTTGAAACCAGAGAATGACACCTTTTTCATTACCGTTGGCGGTATATCCCTGTGTGGTGGTTCCATCCGCATCATAATCTTCCTTCGATTCGTATTCTTTGAATCGAGTCTCTACAAAATCGCATTCATCGAGATCACAAACCTCCATTTGAATCTGTGTCTGAATCCAATATTCTTCCTTAGGGTGTCCTGTAATCTCTCGATTCACAATATTCTTAATCTCCACCATCCGACCATAGATCGGTGATGTGGCGTCAATATTGATTCCATCCGGCGATGCACCAATAAATGTGTGAGTATCATGTTGGATACAACCGAACTCGCCTAGTTTTGTATGGTTTCGATGTTCATATACCATTACAGTGAGTGGTTCATATCGTTGCCCCCAGTGAAGAGGGGAATTCACGGAACCTTGAAGAGGAGCAGGCGGTGATGAAGCGTGTGATGACGTTTGATTCTTGCATTTTTCGTATACAAGTTGGTTGATAGAGGCTTGTGACCCAAACGCCTTTGACGCAGCACTTGCAGTAATGAGATTATTACGTCGTTCATACCATTCTGGAGTTCGTTGTTCCGGTTGCGGTTTTTCTTGCAGAGTCCGTATTTTCGCACTAATTGCGTCTACGTCTGCGTCTTCACTTTCCTCAACATTAGAGACACGAGGAGGCGCAATTTCTTCGTAAAATCTCTCGGTAATTTCGTTGTATAATTCGCGAATATACGTTTCCAACACTTCATTCAACGCAGTGGCTTCAGCAGATGTTGCAGTTGAGAAATCCGACTTCAATGGAACGGCAAACTCCGCGAAGTAGTTGCACAAATAACTGTCAATCCACGTTCCAACGACTTCTTCTGTATTGAAATCCTCGCGTTTGAATTCCAGTATATTCTCTCGCGCAATGACGGCCAGTTCATCAAGCGCATCGTCGATAATTGTCTCTCGATCTTCATCGGACGGAAGAACGGAGTATGGTGCAGCGTCGGCGTCGTCGGTGTCGTCGGTGTCGCCGTCGTAGTTGCTGACATCATCGCATCTACTATATTCGTTATCATTTGTTTTAGCATTTCTAGAAATCATTGCCTATATACATAAACAACTAATAGAAATGCGTTTATATTTGTAAGAGATAAATACAACTATAAACTAATCAATTTTACGTATGACAATATAATATTTATCTATAATAGTATTTGAATATTACATCTAGTTTCATATTCCCATCTAAATTCATAGTTAAGATGGTTGGCGCTGGATTATTGCCTGCAGCACTTCACAAAGGGGTGGTTTATTTATTATTTGGTCGAGAGAATGAACTTAATGATACACCTGGATGGGCCGATTTTGGCGGCGGTTCGAAACCGAATGAAACGCCATTAGATGTTGCTTCGCGAGAAGGTAGTGAAGAACTGAATGGATTATTAGGTTCAAAAAGTAAACTCAAAGAGGTAGCTGTTCGACACAAAATTGCCGAATTGAAATACGATAATTATACTACGATTGTATTTAAAACGGAGTATGACGAGAAATTGGAAGATTATTATTTGAATAACTACCGGTTTTTTGAGAAGTACTTACCG